CTAGGGGTTGAACCGCCAATGAAAATAAGTCTTAGAACAGGCAAGAAAACTTTTGCTTTCTCTAAAACTGATGAGGGGTTCAAGAAGCTACAGGAACACGAATTGCCAGAAGTACAGGCTTTAGTGGCTGCGAGACTTGGAACTAAGTCAACTTTAGAGGAGACAAGGACCCAGAGGTTTATTGAGATTGGTGGGAGGGGCAGCCTTCCAGTTCCGCTAAAATATTATGCGGCTCATACAGGCAGATGGGGTGGCTCTGACAACCTAAACCTGCAGAACATTCCCAGGAACTCTGTGTTAAAGAAAGCTATGGAAGCCCCTAAAGGGCACGTAATAGTAAACTCAGATTCTTCACAAATAGAGGCTAGGGTATTAGCTTGGTTATCAGGCCAACAAGATTTGGTAGATGCGTTTGCAAATGGGGATGATGTATATAAGATAATGGCTTCTAAAATATACAACAGGCCAGTAGAGGATATAACAAGTGAGCAAAGGTTCGTAGGCAAGACTACAATATTGGGTTGTGGTTATGGTATGGGGGCTACTAGGTTTAGTATTCAACTTAAATCTTTTAACAAAACATTAAGTGTATCGGAATGTAAAGGTATTATCCAAACCTATAGAAAATCGTATGCACACATACCTAAATTCTGGCAAAAAGCTCAAACAAGTTTAGACGCTATAGTTAAAGGTAAAATGTTTGATGTATCTAACCAAAAAGAAGCTGTTAGGGTAGTGCCTTTTATAGGATTCTTACTACCTAATAAACTAACTTTAAAATACCCACAACTACAAAAAGATATAGACGCCGCCACTGGAGATATAGCGTATTCGTATGTTAGTAAGAAAGACCGTATAAACATATATGGTGGGAAAGTAGTTGAGAACATATGTCAGGCAGTTGCTAGGTGCATAATTGGGCAACAAATGCTACGAGTTGCTAGGAAATATAAAGTGGTTTTGACCGTACATGATGCAGTTGCTTGTGTGGTTAAGGATGAAGATTCAGCCCAAGCAGTTGAATATATTAATGAGTGTATGACTTGGAGACCTAGTTGGTGTCCTGATCTACCTCTTAACTGTGAAACATATTATGGAAAGTCTTATGGTTAAGTGGTCTTATTCTTCATTATCTTTGTTTCAACAATGCCCTAGAAAATATCACAGGCTAAGAGTTGTTGGAGATATAAAGCAAGAAACGTCAGAAGCTATGCTGTACGGCACAGATGTTCATGCGGCCGCAGAAGTTTATGTGAGAGACGAAAAACCACTACCTAAAAAGTTTGAACAGTTTAAAAGATACTTAGATATATTTAAAAGCATAGAGGGTGTTAATTATTGTGAATATAAAATGGGGCTAACTAGAGAACTAGAACCCTGTAAATTTGGTAGCCCAAAGGCTTGGTGGAGGGGTATCGCAGATTTGATAATAACGTATCAAGAAGATAGCGCATATGTTATAGACTATAAGACCGGAAAAAGCGCAAGATTTGCTGACATTAAACAGTTAGCCATACTTAGTTTAGCTACGTTTAAACACTTTCCGGAAGTTAATTACATAAAAGCAGGGTTAGTCTTTTTGGTATCTGGAGATTTAATAAAAACTGAGTATGTAAGAACACAGGTTGAAGAGATATGGGATACGTTTAGTTTTGATGTAAGTAGATTAGAAAAAGCATATGAGTGTGATGTTTGGAACCCCAAACAAAATTTTACGTGCCGTAACTATTGTCCTGTTGTAGATTGTGAACATAATGGTCGAGGTATGTATGAGTGACATGGTAAATAGCCCAGACCATTACACAAATGGGGGCATAGAAACCATAGACTTTATAGAGGCAAAACTTACAGGTTATGGGTTTAGAGCCTATTTAAGAGGAAACATAATTAAATACTTAAGTAGGGCAGGTAGCAAGGGTAATAGATTAGAAGACTTGAAAAAAGCACAGTGGTATTTAAATAAGTTGATAGAAAAAGAGGAGGGGAAATGACACATATATTATCTTTTGTTTTTGGAGCAGTTCTTATTCTGTTTTTTATGGAAATGAACGTAGGGCAAATGAAATCTCACTGGCAACACGCATATCAAGTGGGTCGTGATGATGGCTATACAGTAGGTAAAGCAGAATATGATATGACACATGAACAACTACGATACGAATGTGAAAGGCTCCACTGGGAAATGCTCGATGGGAAAGAGAGATGACTGAGTTAATTAAAATAGATGGGTTAGACAAAGCCCTGATTGGTCGATCTTGCATTTGGGATTCTAGTGGTAGACGAGAAGATCGTCTTATTTATTCTGGCGAAAAGATCGTTGCAATTTTAATTGCAAGAGATGGTATGACTGCTGAAGAAGCGATGGAATATATTGAGTTTAATATTGAAGGTGCATATGTCGGAGAGCAAACCCCATGCGTTATGTGGTCACAATTCATGGATGATTTGGAAAGAGACTACGATATTTACGGTTTAGAGAAACCAGAGAAATGATTCAACCAAGAGTTTATTGCAAAACTTGTAATGAATTTAAGATGGTTGGTTACTATGGGGGACGAAATAAAAATGGTTGGGTATGTAAAAGTTGTCACAACAAAGAAAAGGACAAAGTAGATGAACGACAAGATCGCAGGGAAGTTTAAAGATAGTCTAACCCCATACGACAAAGCAGAACTTAAAGATGCTGATGAGAAATTAGAAGAGATGTTTGACATATCACAAAAAGAAAAAGTAGGGTTGAACATATCCCCTTTAACACAATCAGTAGTCCAATCTATTTTAGTGGCTACACCAATGTATGGTGGTATGTGTACAGGACACTACACTATTGCGTTGATGAACTCTATTAATACACTCAAAGGTTTACAAGTAGAGACTTTGTTAGCAAGTTTAATGAATGAGTCTTTGATACCTCGTGCAAGAAATGAGTTAGTTAGATTATTTTTAGAAGAAACAAAGTGTTCACACATAATGTTTATTGATGCTGATATGTATTTTAACGATCAAGCCATTGCTACTTTGTACAAAGCAGATAAAGATGTAGCTTGTGGAATATATCCGAAGAAAGAACTAGATTGGGGTAAAGTTTCTACGGCTGCGAACAAAGGCAAAGTTGATTTACCTAATCACTCATCGTCATTTGTTTTAAATTTACCGCATGGTGTCAAGAAAGTAGAGCCTGACCTAGATGGCATGGTAGAAGTGCGACATGGCGGCACAGGATTTATGCTTATTAAAAGAGAAGTGTTTGAGAAGTTAGCACCACACGTTCCTGAGTATAGAGCATCGACAAAACAAAACGAAAAGGGAGAGTTTGTTAGACCTCTTGTAAAACAATTCTTTGACACAAGTATTGACGAAACCGGATGTCTATTGTCTGAGGATTATCATTTCTGTGCTTTATGGAGAAAGCATGGTGGGAGAGTGTATGCGAATACAAAACTTAAATTTAACCACATAGGCACACATATATTTGGTGGGTCTATAGAGTGAAAAATAGAGCCAAGGGACCAATTGCTCGTAAGCGAGTATATGATTATCTAACTAAAGATTATGGTAGAGGGTATTCTACAATGGAAATAGCTAAATACTTGCGTATAGAAGTACAGACGGCACGCAACGCTATGGCTAGTTTGATTACACGGGGGGTAGTGTATAAAGTTGCACACCCTTTAGGTAAATCGAAGAACTGGAAATTTTTTGCTAAAGACCCTAATTCTGAAACGTTGAACATGGGAAATTCTTATAATAACATTGACAGTTTATCTATTTTTGGAAAGTCAAAGGCATGTGTAACTAGAGAAGATCGTAAACATATACGTGGTCATAAATTAATTGAACAATAAGTGGAGGAGTTTTGATGGACAGTTATAGCCAATTCATAGCAAAAAGCAGGTACGCACGATACATTGAAAGTGAGAATAAAAGAGAGGATTGGAAAGAAACGGTACAAAGATATATGGAGTTTATGGCGAACCATTTAGAGAGCAATACAGGGTATACAATAGAACCACATGTAAAAACTAAAGTGCAAAGGGCGATAGAAAACTTAGAAGTCGTGCCTAGCATGAGAGCAATAATGACAAGCGGTAAAGCGTTAGCCCGTGACAATGTAGCCGGGTACAATTGTTCTTACCTCCCGATTGACGATCCGAAGGCGTTCGATGAGGCCGCCTACATTCTTTTGTGCGGCTGCGGTGTGGGATTTAGTTGCGAGCAAAAATACATTGAAAAACTACCCGAAGTTCCTGAGAAGTTGTTTGAGTCCGAAACTACTATTGTGGTATCTGATTCTAAAGAAGGGTGGGCTAAAGGTTATAGACAACTACTTGCATTGTTATGGTCTGGCGAAGTGCCAAAATACGACCTTAGAAAAATACGCCCTGCTGGTGCGCCATTAAAAACTTTTGGTGGTAGAGCGAGTGGGCCAGATCCATTAAAACAGTTGTTTGAATTTACTATATATAAGTTTAAGCAAAACCTAGGCAAAAAACTTTCTTCTTTAGACTGTCACGACATTATGTGTATGATAGGCCAAGTAGTCGTAGTAGGCGGTGTTCGTAGATCAGCGATGATTTCTTTATCAGAATTAGAAGATGACAAGATGCGATCCTGTAAATCGGGAGCGTGGTGGAATGGGAACGGGCATAGAGCTTTAGCAAACAACTCTGCTGTTTACGAACAAAAGCCTGATGTGAGTCAGTTTTTAAAAGAATGGACAAGTCTTTATGAAAGCAAATCGGGTGAGCGTGGAATGTTCTCAAGAGATGCCGCTAAACGCCAAGTAGCTAAAAACGGAAGGAGAGATGCAAATTATGAGTGGGGAACAAATCCCTGTTCAGAAATTTTGCTTAGACCATACGGTTTTTGCAACCTGTCAGAGGTTGTGGTACGTGAGAATGATACGTTAGCGACCCTTAAAGAAAAGGTAGAGATCGCTACTATCTTAGGTACATGGCAATCAACCCTTACAAATTTCCCTTATTTACGCAAAATATGGAAAAAGAATACAAAAGAAGAACGGTTGCTAGGTGTTAGCTTTACGGGTATCCTTGACAACAAATGGATGGGGGAGGTTTGCGATGACACAAGAAACAAACTTGAGCAACTTAGAGACCACTCAATCGGTGTTAATAAAACTTGGGCAAAACTTCTTGGAATACCTCAGTCTGCTGCTATTACTTGCGTCAAACCTAGTGGTACTGTCTCTCAGCTTGCTAACTCTGCCTCTGGTATTCACACTAGGCATAGCCCTTATTACATACGTAGGGTTCGTGGAGACAAAAAAGACCCTCTTACAGCGTTCTTAAAAGAGTCAGGGGTTCCAACAGAAGACTGTGTTATGAAACCAGATTCGACAGTAGTGTTCTCTTTCCCTATAAAAGCCCCAGATGGTGCTAGAGTTAGAGAAGACCTTACAGCAATACAACATCTTGAGCTTTGGTTGATGTATCAAAAAAATTGGTGTGAGCACAAACCTTCAGTAACTATATCTGTTAAAGAAGAAGAATGGCTTGAGGTTGGTGCCTGGGTTTGGAAAAACTTTGACGATATATCAGGCATTAGCTTTTTACCACACGATGGCGGGACATACAGACAAGCGCCGTACGAGGAATGTACTAAAGAAGAATACGAAACGATGTTATCAAAAATGCCTAATGAAATTCATTGGGGTAAATTAATAGAGCACAACGATAATGTGACGGGCACTCAGGAGTTGGCCTGCGCAGTTGGAGGTTGTGAAATAACATAGGAGTTAATTATGGCTTACGTAAATAAAAAAAGACCATACAAAAAAGAATACGAACAGCAAAAGAACCGTAAAGAGCAACCACTTCGTAACGCTCGTGAACGTGCTAGACGTAAAATAGACAAACTTGGTATTAATAGGAAAGGTAAAGATGTTGACCACATAAAAGCGCTTTCCCAAGGAGGGACTAACGACCGCAAAAACTTACGTGTGGTATCTAAAAACAAAAACAGATCCTTTAAACGAAAAAAAGATAGGTCAGTTGCATAATGCAAATTATAGATAATAAAGCCTTATTGGTTAGCACTAAATATCCAGACAAAATTACCTCTAACATAACGAAAAGTAAGGTAGTTCAAAGGTATGACGAATCCGCAGAAGTTCTTGTTAGTTGGGGTTTTGAGGAAGCTAAACGATTAAGCGAACTTAATATAAAAAATGTGCCCTCTCCTATAGAAAGAGACTACGACTGGCCGGGACAGTACACACCTATGGATCACCAAAAGACTACAGCATCATTCTTGTCTATAACAAAAAGAGGGTTTTGTTTTAATGAACAAGGCACAGGCAAAACTGCTTCTGCTATTTGGGCGGCAGATTACTTAATAGATAAAGGCATAATAAAAAAGATTCTTGTAGTGTGCCCTCTATCTATTATGTTTTCTGCGTGGGAAGCTGACTTGTTTAAGTTTGCGATACATAGAAAAGTAAATGTAGCTTATGGTTCTCGTAGGAAGCGGCAAGAAGTATTAAGCAAAGCTGCAGAGTTTGTAATTATAAATTATGACGGGATTGAAATAGTAGAAGAAGAAATAAAAGCTGCTAACTTTGATCTAATAATTATAGATGAGGCAAACGCATATAAGTCCGTGTCTACTAAGAGATGGAAAGCTATGAAACGATTAATTGGTTTAGACACTTGGCTTTGGATGATGACCGGAACTCCTGCTGCACAGTCACCAGTAGATGCGTTTGGCTTAGGTAAACTATGCGTTCCTGATAGATGCCCCAATTTTTTTGGTAGGTTCAGAGACTTGGTTATGACAAACGTAGGTAGGTTTAAATGGATACCTAGAGATACTGCAGGAGATACTGTGTTTAGAATACTGCAACCAGCTATTCGTTTTACGAAGAAAGAATGTTTAGACTTGCCAGAAGTTACTCATGTATTTAGGGAGGCTAAACTTACCCCCCAACAGAACAAGTACTACAAAGATTTAAAAAAGCATATGTTTATAACTGCTGCGGGAGAAGAGATAAGTTCAGTCAATGCGGCTGTCAATTTAAATAAACTTTTACAGATATCAGGAGGTGCAGTATACACCGACAACAAAGAGGTAATAGAGTTTGATGTTTCTAATAGGTTAAACGTAGTAAAAGAAGTTATAGAAGAGACAAGTAATAAGGTGTTAGTTTTTGTGCCTTTTAAACATACTATAGAAATACTTAAAGAATATTTAGATAAGCACAAAATAACTAACGAGATTATTAATGGGGATGTGTCTGTTAAAAAAAGGTCCCAGATATTTAAAGAGTTTCAAGAAACTGACCATCCTACTGTATTAATTATCCAACCCCAAGCCGCTTCGCATGGAGTAACTTTGACTGCGGCTGATACTATTATTTGGTATGCGCCAGTAACTTCTTTGGAAACATATTTACAAGCAAACGCTAGAATAGACAGAACAGGGCAAGAAAATCCTATGACCATTGTTCATATATCAGGAAGTTCTGTAGAGAAACGACTGTACGATATGCTTCAAGGTAAATTTAAGACGCATGAAAAGTTAATTGATTTATATAAAAAAGAGCTTGATATAGAGCCGTAAAACAGTTAGACTAATTGTGTAGCAGTTTGTTTAACGAATAACAACAATCTATACATTTGAAAGGAAACAAATGGACACTAACGAAATAGTGAAAATTTACGTCAAAATTCGCGATAAAAAAGATGAAGTTAAACGTAAATTGGGTGAGCAGGTAGCTCTTTTAGATGCAGACCTCAAAGTAATTGAAGAAGAGTTACAAAAACGTTTAAAAGCTGCAGGAGCCACTAGCGTAAAAACGCCTAACGGTACTGTGTATTCAACTATTAAATCAAAAGTTTGGACAGACAATTGGGATAGCTTTTATAAGTTCATCGAGGCTAGAGGTTTGTTTGATTTATTAGAGAGACGTATACATCAGTCTAATATAAAATCTTTTCTTGACGATAACCCAGACGATATACCAGAAGGGTTGAACATAGAAAGTATAAAAACAGTAACTGTAAGACGTAAATGAATAAATTAAAACTAGGTGAGATAGAGACTCCAAGAAGAGTTGTTTTTATTGGGTGTGCTCCTAATTTACACCGACAGTATTATGATACCCCGTTTAACTCTAATAAACCAAAGGCCCCAACTTGTTGGTCTAGTGATTCCAAAGCACCGGACATGACAGTAAAAAACAAACAAGCTAAGTTTTGTACGCTTTGCGATCATAACGTAAAAGGGTCTGGGGCGGGGTTATCTAAAGCCTGTAAGGTTCATATGAAAACAGCGGTTTGCGAAGGCTCTGCTTTAGAACATGGCCCCATACAACAACTAATAATATCTAGTTATTCTTTATTTAGTAAGGGTTCTGATATGGGGTTTAAGCAATATACAAATATGTTAAAAACTCAGGGCTTGAGTAGTAACAGTGTGTTAACAAAGATAAAAGTAATAGACGATAATGGCTACCCTCGTGTTGCTTTTAGCCCTCTATCTCATCTACCTCGTGAAGAGTTAGATTGTGTACTAGAGAGAGCTAAGTCCGATGAGGTAATAGAGTGTTTGAATTTTGCGGTAGGCTCTGTAGCAGTACAGGGTAAAAGTATGTCAGATATGCAAAAACTTATGGGTATGTCTGAATAGTAGAAGTTTAATTTTTTATAAAGGAGATGTTTATGTCAGATTTAGTTCTTAAGAAGGGGAATTTTGCAGAGTTAGCAACTGCTATGGGAATGCAAGGTGAGACTTCAGATAAATCAAAACTGGGTAAGAAAACTAGCACTTTAGCTAGGTTAAAACTTTTATCAAAACAATTGATAGAGGGTAAAACTGTAGTGGTAGAAGCTGGAACATTTGAGTTAGAGCTTCCAGGAGGCACTAAGATTTATCAATCCGACCCAACAATACGTTTGTTTATGCAAAGATTCATGTACAAAAAATATGTACCTGAGTTAAAGAATTACGTTAAAAGTATTATGGACCTTAACTTAGATGGTGATTTACCAGATACTGAAGGTGGTTTTAATTGTGGGCGCAAGTCTGGGTACATTGAGGACTTTGATTCTTTGTCTGAAACAGAGAAGCAATTATGGAAGTCTATAAGACGAACTCGTGTGCTTTTTGGCACTATAAAGTTTAATAACGCTGTAGACGAAAAGGGTGAAGAATTGGATAGTTCTGCTGCCAAAGAC